TCCTGAATGAGAACTGTCGTATCCACCGCCGACAAGTGATCCGGCGGGCCGGTCAGGCCTTCCTGGGCTTGATGGGCCTGCACCATCGCGGCCACCCGATCGCCCGTCCCGTTGGCGAAGAACCGGTTGATCGTGTCGGCGTTCGTGCCGAGCCCGCCATAGGGCAGGTACCGACGTCCGACATAGGTATCGCCGCTGTTCATGGGCATCTGTTCGGCCCGGCCATACCGTGACAACCGTTCGATGGGGATCGCGTTCTTGAAGATTTTGCCGAGGAACTTCCCGATGCGCGGGGTAATCGTGGCGTACTGTTGCATAGCTCGTTCTCCTTAGTCGTCTCCCTCAAACGCCGCGAGCATCGCTTCACGCGGGCTCAGCTCTTTCTTGGGTTTCGGGACGGTGCCGGACGATTTGGCCGTCACGGCGGCACTGAGCCGCTGTTGGCGTGGTGAGGGACCAGGGTTCGGATTCGGTTTTGCTGCTGTTTTCTTGGAGTCGTGGAATTTATCGAGGGCCTTCCCGATGACGATCGGACTGTAGGAATTGAGGACCCGCTCCCCATAGCCGTTCGGCTGTGTGGCGAGCCAGCGTCGAAATTCCGTATCCGGTGGTACGCCTCCGTCGGCCACATCCTTCTCAGGGAGGCCAATGATCTGCTCCCAGCCAGGATGGGTTTCGCTGAGATCGTCCCGGCACGAGTCGGAGCGCATGCGATTGAAGCGCTGCTCGGCGGCGGTTTCTGCTGCCGCTCCCGCCTCCTTGATCAGATTCGTCGTAAACTCGGGAGGGAGACCAGGCAGATCGAGCTCATCTAGGAGCCCGTTCACAAACTCGACTTGCGCCTTGGCAAAATCCGGGTATTCCTTCCCGAACTCGCCAAACCGCTCGATCGATCCACGCACTTTCGTCTTGGTGCGTCCAGTCGTCGCTTGCAAGGCCTTGAGGGCTTGCTCAAGCGACCCGAGTCGTCCCCCTAACGTGTCCGCTGAATGCTTGCTCTTGGACTCCAAGTCCTTGAGCATCTGCAACGCGGATTCGATCGTGACCGGCTCGGCTTCCTGGGTCTCAGGCGTCTCGGTGGTCTCCGTCTCTGTCGAGGTGTCGGTGAGATCAGGTTTCGCAGATGCGTCGGTCGTCTCCGTCGGCGAAGTCGTCGAGGCAGACTCCGATTCATCGTCAGCGAAGGACGCGAGCATATCGGTATGAATGTCGTCAGCCGATTGCTCGTGTGTAGCGGACTCGTCGAGTTCCGCTGTAGCCTGAGCCATGCACCCTCCCAGAAGAACAGGGGAAACTGCGTCGCTCCGGCTGTACCACGGCGAGAGGGCACCCGAGTGGACGGATTGGACTATATGGACAGGAAATTACGATTGAGGAGTTTTTCAACTTCCTGGCGGGAGATTTTGAAGGGACGGATCTTCAGCAGCGTTTGAATCTTGCCTTCCTCGATCCAGTTATACACGGTCTGCTTTGAGACGTGGCATATTGTGGCAACTTCCGACGCCCAGTACCAGGGACGGTTCGGGGTGAGCTCGTTCATTCGATAAACCCTTGGGCCGGCATCACCGGCCGTTCGACTTCCAGGGCGAGGAGCGTCTTCACTTCTTGGATCTGGCCAATGAGGATATTGCGTTGCTCTTCCGGGAGCGGATGATCGTTCTTCATCCGGAGCACCTGCAGCCGTGCCTCGTAATGCGCCTTCAACTTCTGCCACGTCGCCGACTCTTTATCGTAGGGGGTGAAGTCCATTGCCTAACTCCTCTGTGACAATTGCAAAGACCGCTCGCTCTTCTGACTGCCTCAGCAAGGCATTGATCCGGGCATAGATCGGGCGCCACCGCTTCACGATCAGCAGACAGAGCCACCGACCGTCTTTTTTGCGGCGATAGCTTACGAAGTACATGGTTTCTCATCCTCCCCATGCACGAAATCATCCATCTCCATAGGCAAGAGGGCGATATCATCACTAATGGCAATGCCTGCCGGAAGGTTCGTGTGCGGACAGCGACAGACATACTTGAGAATGCCGTTCTTGCCATCTGAGAGCGGCACATAGACCAGGGCATCCGGGTCACGATCTTGGAGTTCAGCGATGAGTTCTTTGACGGTCATCGAGTCGTTACTGATCCCGTTCCGGAACATCCCAGTCTGTGGCGAGCAGATCGGTCTGACTGCACAACCATGGCACCAGATCTCCTTGCGCGGTCCGCATATAGACATACGGCAAGGTCATCTTTGACTGCGCATCCGGGATTTGCAGTTGCAGGTACATATGCTTCCCGTTCCATCCCTGTCGGCTGACGCGATTCCCATTCCACAATTGCGCGACGGCCCAGCCGATATCATGTTGCGCCATGCGGCCCTCCTTCTCTCGTTTTCCCTAGCATAATTGGGGACTGATACGCTCAATCCCCAGAAGCGCACGCTCACGGTCTCGTTAGCACTTCTTCTTGCCGGACTTCTTTTTCATCGCTGCCTCCTTTCGTGATTGAATCTACTTCTGGAACGCTTCGCCGTTTGGAGCACGCCCCTGAGGCTCCATCGCCGCATGGGCCACTTCCGGCGCTTGTGCCGTCTTATGCAACGCCAGATTTGCTTGCGTGGAGAGCTCCATCGAGGTTTCCGCGAGAGATCGTTTGTTGTCTTCCAGCGCTTTCCGTTCATCGCTCGACATCTTGGCCAAGGCTGTTTGATACTCGAGCTGAGCAATTTCTTTCCGGAGCTGCAGCTCTTTCATGTTGTAGTCGTGCTGCAGCTCAGCCTTTTTCATTTCGATCTCGCCGCGCATCTTGGCCACCGTGACTTCGGGTGCCTCAGGCGGCGGTTGCTGGTCCAGTTGCTTTTGCTCGGCATCCGAATACTGGATCGCCTTCGGATTCAGCCGATAGCCGCGCCACACTTCTTCGAAGAGCTTCTTGGGATCGACCCCAAACATACGGCTGCCCTGGATCAGCATCGGCATATGCTTCTCGTACACCTGCCGTTGCAGATACCGATCGACCATCACGGTGGAGCCACGGGCAAAGATCTTGATATCGACCTTCTCCTCGTCCGGCACATTGGGGTCTAAGAGGTGCCACTCGTAGCGCTGGATCACAAACGGGACGATGATGCCGTGGTCGTGGTTCATCGCCACATCGCGGAGCATCTGATTGGCGTTACTGTCTTGGAGTTCGGCCCCTCCCAGGGTCTCCGGTGTCGTCTTGCCCGACCAGCCTTGGGTGACCAACGGAATGTTCAGCGTCTCTTCAAACAAGCGGATCCCAAACTCAATGAGCCAGGAGAGCTGGGCTTGGGCGTTGGGGAATTGAATCGTATGCATAGCTTTGCGCATGTCGTCAACCATGGTGCCGACTTTCTTCCGCCATACCTTGACCGCTTGGATCTTCCAAGGATTTGTCTCACCTTCCACGGGCACCGGTTCAATGAGGTCCTCATCCACAATCAATTGCATGCCCGCCGACATGCCGGCGTAATCGACCAACCGCCGCACCGCCGCCAGAATCAGTCGTTGTGCCGGCATGCCCTGTTCGGCAATCCCGATCCCGGTCCAATGGTTTTCCCGATCGAGCCATTTGAAGATGTGATAGGGAAATGCCCCAGTCTTCTCGTTGGGTTGCGGCGCAAGCTGAATCAACCGGTCGTTCACGATGGTTGCTTGGACGTAGACATCTTCGAGTTCGTCTTCGAGTTCCAGCGTCTCCGGTTTGTTGAGATCTTGCCGGATGAGTTCGTACTCTTCCCGCGTCAGCGAGCCGTAGAAATACCAGGCCTCGTAGGGCATGGATTTGGCTTGGATGGAGTCCGGGTCCACCGACTGTTGATGGGGCCGCTTCTCCGCGATGCGCTTCGGATCTTCCCGTAAGACTTCGGCAATCGCTCGCTTGTTGTACCCTGGCATCTTCGCGAGCTTTTGGAGGGAGGCCCGAGAGAGGTCGTCTTTTTCCCATGTGCACGTCCCATTCTGAATGTCCTCACCACAGCCCGGATCGGGGTAGAAATTCCACGGCGACACCCTCTTCGCCACCGGCTTAATCTCTTCCCGCACCTCGATCACTATGGCCTCTTCGGTGACCGGCTGCCCCGTGGTCTGATCCATGATCGGCTGCTTGGTGACCGGATCAAGCTTCGAAAACGTCTTCTTGGACGCCACCACGCTGCGGGAGATATCGGGAATCGGGCCTTTGATGATCCCTGTCCCGATTCGTCCCCCATCCTGAATACAACGCCGATCGTGATAGGCAAACCGACACTCGACCATGGAATCATGCATGCGTTTCGCGGCAGCTTCGGCGGCTTCGACGGCCTGTTGCATTTTTTCGGCGGCGAGTTCGGCGTAGGTCAGTTTCTTCGGTGGGGCTTGGGAGGTATCGACGTCCGGAGCTGGAGTCAATGGGAGCGGGTTCTCTGGCGTACCTCCGGTTCCCGGATTCACTTCCTTCGGTGTGGGATCGCGCTCGAGCTGCTGCCCCTCCACCTCGACTTGGGTGGTATTCTTGAGCTCCTTGACCAGCTCCGGCACCGGCGTCGGTTCAGCCCCAAACGGGCGTTCGTCCGGGGCCAGGAGGATTTCCTGCACCTTGGCGACCCCGGCGTTGACATAGCGGCGCGTGAACGGGATGTAGAGCGAGCACTTACTCGTATCAACCGCCTTCCCGTCCTTTTCCAGCCGACCATCCGGACTCGCCGGCTTCATCCATCGGTTCGAATGGAACTCGTGCCGGTTAGCCGCATCGATCCCGATGTACGCCTCTTCGCAGTACGTCCAGATATCCTCGATCCCCGAGGACTGTCGACCATCGATCGCCACCTTGCGCTTCTCGAGCAAGGTGCCGGTCAGCTTGTCGAGTTGGGCCTGATGCGCCTCTTCCTCAGGCTGGTGATACTCCTGTAGCGCGTCGACCACGGATTCGGAAAGCTGGATATCGGCAAGTTCGGGATGCATCGTCGGTCTCCTTCTCGGCCCCAAAAGAAAACGCGCCGACCCTGCTGTGCACAGAATCAGCGCGTTCTCTTCGGCTCGTGCCGTCCGGCGTTCATGAGGCGCCGGACTGGGCTGTATTATTCGGTTAGTTCATCACTCCTCCATCCGCACAAACCGCATGAGGCCTGCGAGCGCGAGAATGAGAGCCGTGAGCACCAGGAAATACTTGAGCGCCAGATCGGTATAAAACTGCCGTCCATACGCCGGCACGTACCGGCAGGCGAGGCAATGCAGTCCCAGAAAGAGCCAGATCCCGACCGTCACGTTGAGCAAGAGACTCACGCCGTCCATTCGACACCTATGGTTTTCAGGGCTGCGAGGCAAATAGCTAGAGGGGCTGTGTGAGCTTCTTCTGTTTCATTCCAGTATAGATTGCCATGTCCTGGAAGCTTGGTCCCTGCTCGCCAGAGCGAGCCGTCTGTCTCAACTGCCATCTTCAATTTCACTACTACTTCCCACGCCGCCGCTATGTCGGTGCTGTAGTTCGGCACGTCGTAATAGTTAATGATTGCGCCTTTGAAGTCGCCCTGCACTTCTACCAACATTTTTTCAGCCGCTTCCTTCGTGAGACCATCCCCATAGCAAGACCCTCCAAAGAAGACGGCCCATTGCTCTTGGCGTCCCATGACTTTGGTGTCAATCAAGACATCGAGTTCTTTCCCTGCCTTCATCACGACGTCCATTACGGCCACCACCCCCAGGATTTCGCCTGATGGAGCGCAAATACAACTGTCCACACCCAAGCGACCCACGATAGAACGATGCCTCCTCCTGTCAGGATTACCGCGCAGACAACAAACAGGACTTTTTTGACAAGCATGTTTTTATCCCAAGGCCCCCATCCCCGCATCGTAACTCATCCCAAACCCCGTTGAGCGCCGTCCTTCCCGGCCCGACCATTCGTCTTCGTTCGACAACCGATCGGCGACCAGCGCTACATACCGCATCATATCGCAGCCGTGTTCATACTCATCGGCAATCGGATGTTGCGGCTCCCCTTGGCGAGGGATCGCATACCGATACCGCTTCAAGCATTCCACCAAGCGTGCCGTGTTGTCATAGATCAGGCCTGGCAGAAGTGACGCTCGTTTCTCCTCGCCGTCATTGACCCGATAGGCCACCGGAATGAGTTCATGCCCGCCCTTGTGGACGTAGATCCGGGGAAAGGTCTGTCGCAAGATCCGGACGCCGGCTTCTTCCGAGACGTCCGGAATGCCGTTCTCTTTCGGTCGCACCTTCCGCTTGGCTTGTTTGAGGATCTGATAATCGGACATCCCGGTCTTCCGTTCTTCGGAATACGCATCGTGCGGGATCCAGTCCCAGCCCCAATTCAGCGGCATCGCGTTCAGCAAGGCGGCCCACTCGTCGGTCCGAATGTGCGTCCCTTCCAGATAACCAATGATCCGGAGTGCTCGCATCTGAGCCTGCACCAGCCCAATCGCGCAGACATTCCACCCCATATCCCAGATCGTGTGTACTTTCAGCCGAGGATCATAGGGACACGGCGCATACCGGCCATCGCGCACCAGATCCGTGACTTCGCGAACATAAACGGCCCCACTCGCTACCGCTTTCGGCTTGCCTTCCCACACACAGTCGTATTCTTCCTTCGTCTCCGTCGCCTTAAACTGAAGCCGCTCCTTCTCCATCTCTGGAGTGTGCCACGGGTTATCGCGCCAGCTCACATAGACGACGACGGCATCGTCGGGCGGATGCACGATGAACCGCTGATACGTTTCATCGGTCTCGAGCTCCGGATTGAACGTCACCCAAATTTCTGCCCCGCGCACGCGCATGATCGTCGGCGTGAGAATGTTCCAGGATCGCTTCGTGACTGACCGCGCCTCTTCGACCCAGGCTTTCGTCAGCCGTTCGAAGGATTTGATGGACTCCGCCGTGAGATCGGAGAGGCCGGCAAACAGAAACTTGCTGTCGTGGGGACCGAGAATCACGTCTTGCTGGACGTCAAACAGATGGGAGAGCCCGAGCTCTTGGATCTGATCGGAGAGGAGTTGATGCACCGACTCTTTAAGGGACTTCTGCACTTCGCGAGTACAGAGGATGCGTTCATGCCCGATCGTCGCGTGATACAGCAAGGCGCGAGCGTACTGCCAGCTCTTGAGACCGCCCCTC